TTGTGTAGGCGTCAAATCTTTCAATTGTGGTACCACGAAGAAGGGCATCTAAATTAAATCTAACAAATCCATCTGGCTCAGGAAGCAGTGGAGATAATGCTTGCTCTAAACGCTCTAATAGTGGGCGTAGTGAGTGTTGCACAAATGAAAGGTTCTGTGCTTCAACAGATGCATAAGACATAGCACCTGACACTGGATGACCTAATAGGCTTAGAGGGACTCTAAAAATTCTTGCGATATCTTCCACATTGAATTTTCTGGCCTCTATAATTTGAGCATCTTGGGCATTTAGTTGTAATGGCTTAAATGATGCTCCACCAGATAAGATACCAACCTTACCAGCAGAGAATGGGCCACCATGTGACTCCTGCCAATTTCTTCCAATATCGCCTGCTTGTTCTGCTGTTAATTCTCCAGCAACTTCAATAACACCACCAGGATTTGCGGCATTACCAAAATATGAAGCAGCATAAGTATCAGAAGCCATAGATATTCCTACAGACATTCTACATGCACTAATTGGGCTTAAGCCATAATGTGTGCCTGGAAGTCTAAATAATGGAATATGAACCATTTCTTCTTTAGTTAAAGTCTTTTGCCAATCTCCAAATTCATCTCTTATTTTATATACAAGAGGTTCTCCTGGTGCTAATCTTTCTATTCTTACATCATTAGGGTTAATGCAGTATAGTTCTACTACCTCGCCAGAATCGTCTCTGACTGTATAAATAAATGCATTACCATGTAGTTGCAGGGATGTAATTACCTGCTCTATAAATTCTAATCTTGTTGATTCTGGGTTAGGCTTATTGATCCATTCTGGCTGACTTCCATATACCGCAGAATAAGAAATACGATTACGCCCTCTACGAACATAGGCACCCAACGGCAAGGAAGCAACAGTATCGCCTAATAGCCTTACACAGGAATAGACTGTAGATACACGAATAGCCGTATCTGCATCAACATATGTGCCTGTATTAGCAACACCAAAGAGTGGTCTTGGTGGAATTAATGGCTGTATATATTGGTTATTGCCATCTCCAAGAAAACTTCTTGATTCTTGGAACGCTTTTAATCTCTTAGATAGACTCATATTTTAACCTATTCTCCTTATTACCATGTGCCACCAATAGCGACTCTGGCCCAGTTATTTGTTGCTGTGCATACATAGAAATAATTTGCGTCCCATGTTATTTGTCCAGCAGTACCTGCTGATGTTTGTGTAGCAGGAGGATTGCTTACAATTTCAAAACTGTTAGCATTTACTCTTACTCTACCTGCAAGCCCACCAGTATTATCAAATTGACCAAATATTAATGGTGTTGTTGTATTAGTATTAGAGATATAAAGTCTATCAGAGTTTGTTTCAAATTGCCCTGCCCTAAATCCTAAGAACACATTTCTTGATGCAGTTCCACTGTCTCTTCCTGCTGCGTACCCTATAGCAGTATTGCTTCCTCCAACAGTTGTTGTAGCAACTGGTACTGAGAATCCTGAACCAGTTCCACCTAATGAAGCAGCAGATGCAGTAAATATTTCTCCTACATAAACTGCAGTACCAAAAGTTAAAAGAGTTACTGCTGTTACGGCTCCTCCAGAAACAGTTACAGTTGCAGTTGGATCTGTTCTTCCAGAAGGAACAAAGCCTGAAGCAACTGTTAAAGTAACTGGACTGTAAACTCCATCTACATAACCACTACCACCTGTAATTGTTCCAAGTGTTGCAATGCTTGATGTATTAAGTCTAAGAGCATCTCGTCCTATTGCAGTTTGGAATGAACCTTCAGTGCTTAAGAATAAGTTAGATGCTCCAAAAGCAACATTTTGATTACCAGTTCTTAAATTTACAAAAGGATTTTGTCCAACACCAGCATTAAGATTTCCTGTTGTCATATTTGCCAGAGTAAGATTACCAACAGCAACATTGTTAGAACCAGTGATTGCAGTAATGCCATCTCCTTGCATGGTACCAGATCCAATAGCAACATTTTGTGTTCCTGTAGTTGCAGCAAGAAGTGCATTAAGTCCTACAGCAGTTCCAGTTCCATTTGTGGTGTTTTGCATTGCACCAGTACCAACGGCAGTATTTCCACCTGATGTAGTAATCTGATTTAAAGCATTACTACCAATTGCAACATTGTTTGTACCAGTTGTAATATTTCTTCCAGAAAATGGACCAATGCCAACATTATTGCTTCCATTATTGAATTGTAATGCTGCAGTTCCAATAGCAACATTGTTATTTCCTGTTGTATTTGTATCCATTGCGCCAGATCCCATAGCAACATTGTTAACACCAGTTGTATTATTAATTAAAACAGACTGACCAATTGCAGTATTGTCGGCTCCAAGATTGTTTTGTAAAGCCTGTGCTCCAAATGCTGTATTACTATTTCCTGTTATATTTGCTCTAAGTGCGTTTGAACCAACGGCAGTATTGCGACTACCTGTTGTAAGAGTTAATAGAGCATCGCCACCAATTGCCAAATTGTTATTTCCTGTTGTATTGTTAAGTAGAGCATTGCCTCCAATAGCAACAAGTCCACTAACAGTTGTATTAGCAGATAAGGCAGAGCCACCAATAGCAAGGTTGTTTGATCCTGTAGTATTATTTCCTAATGATCCAGTTCCAATAGCAACATTGTTTGTACCTGTTGTATTATTTGTTAATGCTGAAGTTCCAACACCAGTATTTTGACTGCCTTGATTATTTCTTAGGGCACCACTACCAATTGCTACAACATTTGAAACGCCATTATTTTGTTGTGCCTGATAACCAACAGCAACATTGTCAACACCTGTTGTATTGCCTTGTAAAGTATCAGAACCTAAAGCGGTATTGCGAGCACCTGTTGTATTATTTTCAAGTGCTGTTGCACCTATAGCAACATTGCCTGTTCCTGTTGAGTTATTTCTTAGTGCGTTAAATCCAACAGCAGTCATAGAGGCTGCAGTGTTAGATTCAAGTGCGCCAATTCCAATAGCAGTATTGTTACTTGCTGTTGAATTTGAATACAATGCTCTAAATCCAATACCAACATTATTGTTACCAGTTGTATTTGCATCTAATGATTGACTGCCAATTGCAGTACTATTAGTACCAGTTGTATTGTTTTGAAGTGCTGCACCACCAATAGCAACATTACCACCACCAGTGGTATTATCCATCAAAGTAAATGCGCCAATAGCAACATTGTCGTTACCAGATGTACCAAATCTCATAGCGTCAGAACCAATGGCAGTATTATTACCACCATCTGTAATATTTTCTAAAGCACGAGATCCAATTGATATGTTCTGATTACCAGTAGTAACTGATTGAAGTCCATTGTTTGGACCAAATCTTAAATTACCAAATCCAGTACCTGTACCTGTATTGATATTAATACCCTGAACAGTCATTCCGCTTATTATTGATGGAGTGCCGTCGTTTAGTACGAATATATTTCCAGTACCAGTTTTATTTAGTGGATTAATAGAAGATGTGCCTGATGTAGCAAGAATAGGTCCTGCTGTTAAATCTCCACCACCTGCAGGGCCTGATGGTCCAGTGGCACCAGTTGCTCCTGTGGCTCCAGTAGGCCCAACCTGTGTATTCATAACCTGAGTTACAGATAATACAACAGATGGTGCTAATGGAGTTGTGGAAATTGGTTCTGCTTCTAATGAAAGATCAGTTGAAGTACCTTCCCAATAAATTTGAATATAATCATTTGCAGTAGTAGATGTGCCTGTAAAAATTAAAGTAAGTTCTGTTTCAGATGCAACTCCAGCAGACTTTCTTGCCTTAATTGTCTGATGAATTCCAGAATTTGGATAATCTGTTCCATTTAGTTTAAGCCAGAATTTAACATCTTCAACATTGTTAGAAAGGTTAGCAATATTAAATGTTGCTGCTAATAGATATGTTGCTGGATTGGCAAGAGTTATTTGATTACCGCCAACAATGCTGACTCCATTTGAACCAAATGTACTATTAATTCCAACTACTTGTGGAGTATTTATTACTGCAATAGGTTGATCTGAATTATCATAGAAAGATCCATAATAACCTAAAGCACCACCAGGTCCAGTAGGTCCTGTAGCACCTGTAGCACCTGTAGCACCTGTGGGTCCAGTATCTCCTGTGACACCAATAGGTCCAGTTGCTCCAGTAGGTCCAGTATCACCAGTTACACCAGTTGCTCCAACAGGACCAGTTACACCTGTAACTCCTGTAGGACCAGTATCACCAGTTGCGCCAACAGGGCCAGTAGCACCAGTTGGTCCAGTGGCACCAGTAGGGCCAACATCGCCAGTGACTCCTTGAGGGCCAGTTGGTCCAGTTGCACCTGTTGAACCAGTAGGTCCAGTTTGGCCTGTAGCACCTGTAGCACCAGTTACTCCTGTAGGACCAGTAGATCCAGTAGGCCCAATCGGACCAACAACAGTAGTGACTGTGACAGTATTATTTACTTCATCAACTGTAACGACATTGTTTAATTCTGTGACATTGACATTAGGCATTGAGTGTCACCTGTGGCCTTACGGTCATAGAACCTTGCATTAATCTTGTAACAACTCCAGCATTAGTAATTTCTAAATCGTAAACATAAATTCCGCCTTCAATAGCGGCAGTCTGATTTGTTGTAGCAGTAAGTTCAAGTGTTCCTGTTAGTGGAGTAATAACAATTCCTTGACCTCCAGTTGCTAAAGTCAAAACGGCAGTTGGAGAATCATACTTACGACGAACCTGCATACGAGCAGTATATCCAGTTAGGTCAATTGGATTACCATTGGAGTCGTCATAAATAACAGTAAGAGTCCATTGTGCTCCTTGATCCATGGTTGCATTATAAATACCTGCGAGGGCCATGTTACTCCTTTTCCGTTATATAAACTAAAAATACACCTAATGCTATAAAAGCAATAGGCATTGAAATCAAATAAAGTCCATATGTGGCAAGGCCAACACCAGCAATCTCTGTTATTACTGGCCAGTCTATCTTTAGTTTCTTCATCATGCTCCTATATTGAGTGGAACCTTGCGACAGGTTGTTTAGGTGGCTTTGGTGCTGTTGCACGATCATAGCCAAATATTGCTGCTACAGCAGCGTCTATCTTACGCTTATTTGTAGCCTTTGCTACCATCAGACCTCTTGATGAAGTCTTGGTAACTGTGTTTGATATATGTCTGGCAAGTCTTTCATCACCATCATGGGTAAATGATTGATTCATAACTGCCTCATAAAATTTTTGTGTTGCAGGAACCATACGCTCTGCTGAGTTTGGATAAGAAACTACTGGCATACCTTCCTCATCAAGTAACATAAATGTTCTTGACCAACGAGCAGGATCAAAAGTAACTTCTCTGACGCTTATATTTGGATCTCTATAAGTATCAATAATTGTTTTCTCAACCTCTGCAATTGGCACTGACCATAGTGGATCTGGGTCTACTTCTGGTAGTTCCCATAAGCCTACTATTTTTAAGTGTGGCTTTTCTCCACCTAAGTACCATGCAATTATAGCAGTTGAGTCGTTAGAAAAAGCACCATCAAATGCAAGGATAACATCTTCTCCAGGAATAGCCCCTCTATCCTTAAGTAGAAGTGCTTCCCATGCATCTGACGGAATCCAAGATTGACCTGTAGAGGTCCAGAGATTCAGTCTCTTAGTTTTAAATTCTGCTTCTGGTGTTAATAGCATTGCGGACTGCATATCCTCTTCAGAAACAATATCACCCATTGAAGGATTTGCTAAATACCAGTTCTTAGGATCCTTGTAATTGAGTTTTTCATCACCTTGATACCAGGCAAAAAAGAAAGAAGGGTCTTCAATCTCACCTTTTGCTATCTGAATTCCTCTGTTGTACATCTGAAAACATAGAGAATCCTTACCAGCAGAGTCGTATTTAGTGCCTGCTGTAGTAATTGCAACCAGCATTGGCTCTAATCTTGCACCCATAGATAGTGATAAAACATCATAAAGTTCTCTATTTTGCTGTGCATGTAACTCATCTATAACAATAAAAGTAGAGTTTAAACCTTCTTTTGTAAAGGATTCAGATGATAATGCTCTGTAAACAGAACCTGTCATAGGGTTATAGATAGTGTTTTGATACACTTCTAAGATATCTTTTAACTCTGGTTCTAATTCAATCATCTTCTTTACCGTTTTGAAAATGATACGAGCCTGTTCTTTATCTGCTGCTGCAGAATAGATCTGACCACCATTAACGCCTAAAACAATTTGCTCTAAAACAAGAGAAGCAATAAGTGCTGACTTTCCATTCTTGCGAGGAACGCCAATTAAAGCACGACGATGCTTGAGCAAGCCATCTTCTCTTTCAGCATAAAGATGAACAAGCATGTCTTTTTGCCAAGGTCTAAGAAGAAACTTATCTCCAGTCTTACCAGCGATAGAGTCTTCTGTTAAATGACATAGAGTCTCAATAAAGTCTATGACTTCATAGCCACGAGAGTTAGACAACTCAGTTTCTGAAACAGGAGAAAGATATGTTGGAGGCCAAGTCATGCTAACCTCTAAATGCTAACGAAAGCCTGTTCTTTTCAAAGTCAATGTCTATGATTTCAACTTCTACTTCCTGGTCCAAAACATAAGACTCAGGTAATGATTCGCCCATCTTGGACTTATGAACAAGACCTGCAAGCATTCCCATTTCAACAAATACTCCATAGTCAGTTATTCCTGAAACCTTGGCCTTATGTATTTGCCCTATGGCTAATTTAGCAAATTGTATTTGTTTATCTTCCTTTTGCATCTGCTCAATAAGTGAGCGACGATTAAGAACGATACTTCCTTTTTCTCTATCAATTGAGTGAATTAGGAATTCAGCCTCATGGCCAACATATGGCGTAAAATCTGTTACTCTATTTGTATCAACTAATGAACCAGGTAAAAAGGCTTTAACGCCAATATCTACAATTAGGCCACCTTTAACAATTTTAACAACCTTACCTATAATAGGAACAGATAGTTCAAATCTATTTTGTAAATCATTCCAAATGGCTTCTACTTCATTCTGCTTTAAGGATAATATGTATTGTCCTTCTTCATTCTTGGTTAGGATTGTTGCTTCTACTACCTGCCCCACTTTGAGAATGTCGTCAATATTGGCATCCTTCTTATTTGATATTTCCTTCTTTGGAATAAAGGCTTCTGTCTTATCGCCAATATCTACTAAGACGCCATCACGATCTATTTGAACTACTGTGCCAGATACTGGCTCTTTCGTTTTAAAGATCTTAATTGATGCGTCAATTGCAGCCAAAAAGTCTTCTGCTGTGCCTATGTCATTAATTGCTATTTGTTTCATTTATTACTTCAGCCCCTGTTTCTATCAATTCAGATTCAGCCTCTACAATAATTGTAGCAGCATTGGCTCTGTTCTGCCTTCTTTCCAAAAGTTTGTCAATAGATGTAGCAGCCTTGACCTCTGCAACTCCCAAGCGAGATCTGGCAATAGGGTTAAAGCCTAAATCTGTTAGAGCATCTGTGTAGGCTTTGTTAATTGCCACAAACGCTTTAGCATCTGCAGACTCAAGGGTTGCCATATATTTATTTCTTGCTGCCTCTGATGCATCCGCCAAGAAAGCAGCATTTGAAATTGCATCAATATCACTAACAGGACTAAGCCAAGTAACAGCCATAGCCCAAGCACGATCCCATAATTTTTTACCCTGCTCGCCAAGAGTATCAGGATACGCAGGAATCTCTTTTGCCATGGGCAAATGCGTAATATTATTTAAATCAGGCAAAGGTCTTTGACCAGGATTGCCCAATAATCTTTTAAGTTCCGTTGGTTTTGGTGGCCTGCCTGCTGTCATTTTATTTTGTTCTCCAATGTCCGTTTTGCGTATTTCATTCCTAATTGTACCATTTCTGTAATTTCGCAGAGAAATACAGAAAGA